GTTTTATTAATTCGTTGTAATATTCGCGACATTCCTCGATTCGTGTTTTGATATTCTCGATTATAATATCGTCTTTTGCTATTTTAAACGTTTTTAAGCGCTTTTCTTTCGGTATATGTCCAAATGTATGCTTTGCTTGTACAAACGCTCTTAAATCCAAACTTTCTTCAATTAAACTTGCTTTCCAATGTTCGCGTCTTATTTCGTCTTCAACTATTTGCAATGGCGTATCAATTAAACAATAACATAAAAGACTTTCCTCTTTGCCCGTTAGCCACATATAGCCTTGTAATTGGTAAAGATAGTCTTTATTTTTTAGTTCGGTATCGAAAAAAGGAAACGTTGTAGCGTCCCAACTGCTTTTAACATCTAACAAAATTTCGTTCGTGTTTACGTCGGGTGTTCCTGTTATCCATTCGTTGCTAAAATGTTCTTCGTTTTTATAAATGAATCCTAAATTCAAAACGTCGTTACAAAGTGCAATTGATAATTCTTCGACTTCGTTCCCTTTGTCGGTGTATCTACTCGAAAATTCTTTGCGTATGTTGTAAACTTCTTCAACTGCTAATTCTTGTAAATAAGTTTTAGTTGTTTGGCTTAACGTTTCACCTTTTGTTTTGGGGTTCGTCATTATTTTACCAATTGAGCTGCATCTTATTTTCATTGTTCAAGGGTTTTAAGTTGTTCTGGTGTTAATTCAAAAGTCTTTAATAGCTCCTCGGTAGTATATTCACCTTCTGTTATTGCCTTAATTGCCTTAGCAAGTCTTTTATCGTCAATAGCAACCTTTTTAGTTTCATTCAATTGAATGTTTTTTACTTCGGTCTTTACTTGTTCGCCTCCAGCGTCCGTGTCTTTGTCGGTTACTAATCCAAGCGCACTTGATAAAGCGTAACGCCTTAAATAAGTTATTGCCGAACCCAGAACTTGAAAATCATTCATTCCCTTTAACGCTACGCCCTGCGGAATATTAGTTTTGCTTTCGAGCGTTTCCCCGCTTTCAACGTGGAAAATAATTGTTATTAAATCCGTTCCGTGAATCAATTGCGTAAACCCTAAGCCGTGCTTTTTTAGTAATGGGTTAATTACTTCAAAGATTTTAGGCAAGTCCGCGTACGTGTAGCCATAACCTTGCGTTGCTTTGTGAATCGTTGGAACTTCTTGTTGAAATTCCGCTAAACTTTTAAATAGATGTTTCATTTTTATTGATTTTATTGGTTAATAATTATTTATTATATTTTATGTTTACATATTTTCCTAATTTATCTAAATGTACTTGATAAATATCTTTGTCATTATCATTACAACGAACGCTTATTGTTCCGTCTGAATAAAAACCATAATCCATAACATTAATACAAAAATTGTATTTTAATTTTTCAATCATTTCAAGTTGTTCAATTGTTGCTTTCATTTGGTTATTTTTAATTGGTTAGTAATTATCGTCAAATATAAGTATTATATTTTAATATAGAACTATTTATTTTTAATTTATTTTTAAAAAATCTATTATCGGTAATAAAATTCCTTTGCTGGTGTTGTTGTCCCCGCCTAAAACATCGCGATTAGTTCCTAAATATTTTCGACAAAGTATCTTTAATTCGTTTTTTTCTATTGTAATAAAATGCTTTTCGCTCAACCAATAAACCCAATAATGCGCTTCGCTTGTTGCCAATCCGCTTGGTTTGTTTCGGCTTTGATATTCAACAAAAATATTTCCCGTTTCGATTGCCCTAAAATCCCTTTTGACTTCTATTTTTTTTTGTAGTAATTCAGCTAATTGATTCTCGTATGTTTGCCCTACTTGTAAATCAAATTTAAAATCGTTGTTATGCTTCATTTATTTTTTTCTTATAAGTGCTTATTATTTCTTTTAATTCATCGCGTGTATATTTTCGTGTTTCGTGTGCTTTGCCCTGTAATTCAATTAATCGTTCCGCTCCAATTCTTTGTTGAATTCCTATTTGATAGTTTAATAAGTTGCCGTGTAAATATTGATTGCAATAAACGCATTGCGCGTGAACGTTGTCTTCGTCGAATGTAACGGCTTTATGCCCGCCCATTGAATAATAGTGTCCCGCGTCGAATTTTTGCCCTAACTGAGTACCGCACGAAATACAACCTTTGTTTCGGTCGCGGTTTCTTATATAGCTATTAAAATAAGTTTGCGCTAATTTTGTAAGTTCTTGAATCGTTTGTAATTTTTCTTTTAATTCGTGTTTTCGTGTTTTCCATTCTTTTTGTTTTGTGTCTTCAATCCATACTTTAACGCATTCGGATTCTAAGCAATATTTTTGATTAAATTTTATTGGTTCAAAACCTACCTTGCAATTTTTACATTTTTTCATTAAAATAATTTTAGTTGTGCTTTGTGGTCTTCTATTCTTTGCATTGCCTTATCAAAATATTCTTTGTCAAGTTCGCAAGCGGTTAAATCAAATTTAAAATCGTGGCAGGCTATTGCAATTGAACCAGAACCCAAATGTGTATCTAGTATTTTGTCTCCTTCTTTTGCGTATTTGTCTAAAAGCCATTTATAAAGCGCAACTGGTTTTTGTGTTGGGTGTTGTCTATTTACATCGTTATTATTAATTTTTACTAATTGTGGTAATAAGTCAAAAGAAGTTAAAGCTAATTCAATTTGACTCATTGTTGGTATATAAACCATTTTATCCCAAGTAATAAAACATCTACAATTATTTAAATGCTCTAACATATAATTACCACCCCAAATAATATAGTTTTTAGAAACTCTTTTTAATTCGTTAAAATATTCTTTTGTAGGTATTGAGTTATCCCAATCGTGATTGTTCCATTTTTCAGATTGTTTATTTTTTCCACCACCTCCGCTTGTTGTTCTTTTACCTAATCCATAAGGCGGGTCAACAATTGCCAAATCAAAATACTTGTCTGGATAGCGTGCCATTAATTGCATATTGTCTTCGTTCGTTATTTTCATCTTAAAAATTATTAGCTTCAATTTCGTTTTCTAATTCTTTAATCTTAAATTTTAAATCTAAGTTTAAACGCTCCAAACGATATGTACTTTGTGAAAATTCCCTAGATTGTTTTTCCATAATTAAAAAAGTTGTTAATACTTCGCTTAATTCGTTTTCGGTTTCCAACATCGAATTTATTAAGTCGCTGCGGTGTCCGTTTTTTTCTTCGATTTCTTTTCTGCTAATTTCTAACTTGAGCAAAGTTTTTCTTAAAATCGTTCTGGCTTTTAAAATTTCTATTTCCATTTTTTCGTGTTTTTATTGGTTTATAATTTGCTTAGTTGCGTATGCTTTTTGATAAACATTTGGCGCTGGGTTCGTTTGTTCAAAATAACTCAATCGTTCTTTATCAAACCAAATTTCTATCATTCCAATATTTCCGTTTGAACGCGGTTTAATTTTATTAAAGTGTATTTCCGCAAGGTTAAACGTTGGGTCTTGTCGGTGTACGGTAATCATACATTTACCACTATTAAACCATTCCGAACCGCCTTTTAAATCGTAAGGGACGGGCGGGTTTCTTTTTCCGTTTTCCTTCTCCGTTAGTTTAGGGTGAATAATAGTGTGCAGGTGTAAATCGTTGTCTTCGGCTATTTGATTGCGGTAAGGTAAAACATATTCTAAATATTGAGCGTACCCTCCAAAATCAGCGTAAGGGTGGTTTAAATCCTTCCAACTATCAATTGAAGCTGTGTGTAATTCTCCGTGTTTTTTTAATTCAACCGCCATGTCCCAAAATTGAACGGGTGTTAATTTCGCCTTTACGTCTTTTTTAGTTAGAACTTTAAAGTGGTTTAAAACCCAGTCAATTGCTTGCGTTATTTCTCTATCTTCAATTACGTTTCTATCCAAAGGATTAAAACTTTTGCCCGTTTTTTTGTTTATTAAGTCTGCTATAATTTCAACATTTGAACCAACATCTGGAAAATAAACTAAGTGTTTCCATCCGTAAAATTTAGACGTATTCATTAAACATTCCATTAAAACTTGTGTTTTTCCCGACATCGGAAAACCCGTCCAATCGGTACAATTTCCCAAGCTCATCGAGTAATGTTCATGCATTTTTTCAAAACCTAAATACTTTCCTTTTTGGTGGTATGTATCGCGATATTTAAACAAGTCGGTTATTACGTCGCCTGCTTCAGTAATTTTATATCCATTTAACTCCACGGTGCTTTCCATTTTGAGGGTTCGTTTACTTCTTGTATTTCTATTGGTTTTTCCCAAGTCCTTACACAAGCTTTCCAATCTATCATTTTATTTTTACCAACCATCCAACCTTTAGCCGAATAGAAATTAAGAAATTTGTTTACATCAATTCCGTTTTTTCGTTCTATACAATACTCAAGAATTTCATTATAAGTAGGTTCTATAAATATACTTCTTTCATTCTTTTCATTCTTTACATTCTTGTTTGTTGTTAGTCGTTTGTTAGTTGTTTGTTGATTGTTTGTTATTGGTTTGTTAGGCTCGTCTTTTTCATCTTGGTAACATTCATATTTACAAATAGTTACGATAGTATATTGGCTTGTTGATTTTAGTTTAATTTCGTTCGTCTTTTCTAACTTTTTTAAAATCGTTCTAATTGTTTGAACGCTTATTCCAGTAGCGTTTGAAATATTGCCTAAAGACGAAATAAATTGTCCCCTTTCAATATCAACTCCTTGCCATTTACCGCTTTTATGATTTGCTTTTATTAGCATAAATAAAAATAAATGTACCGCTTCAGATTTATTAAACCATTCCCAATCTAAAAATTTTCTGTGTATTTTAATCCAACCGCTCATAATCTTAATTTGTTAGTAAATAAAAAAGCCTCATATCTCCGCAGGGCTAGACTTCCGCGTCAATATAAG